GGCCTTACGAACGTCAGACAAGAACTGTCGCTACATTAACTACAGCTAACTCGACAGCCGTAGGCGCAACTAGTATCAAATTTACGTTGGCTGCAAATGTTAGTACAGTTGGCGTTCTAGGCGGATTGTATGTTAATATGGTTAGTGGTGCTGCGGCCGCAAATCTTTCATCAAACGGTTCACAAGGCATGTTCTTCTCAAATGTCACAACAAATGCTGTGTCTGCGGGGAATTTAGTAACAATGTCAGCAGGAACTACAGGAATTATTCCAGCAGGTTCAGTAATTGCATTTGATGCACCTATTGTAAGACCATCAGGTGAAGTTTCTGCTACTTACTATACTGACACGGTTCTTGCAACAGATACTAGAATTACTGCTGCAAATAACAAAATCGGCGGCTCCGTTTCTACAGGTTGGGTACATGTAAGAAAGAAAACTAATGCTGACGGCGCAGTACGTTATATTAGAGAAACTTTGATTTGTTTAACAGATAGTTCATCTACAAATACTGCCGGTGGAAATACATCTTGGGGTAGAGCATTCGCTAATACTTAATGCATTCCCTTTATAATGATTTTTGATGATTTAAACGAAGACAACTTTGTGATGTATGCAGTAAAATGTTACACATCACCTAGTTGCTTAATGTCAGAGTTCGAAGGAGACTTAAAAAGAACAAAATACCTAAAAAGGTTATTTCGTAGATATAAGGCTACTAAGAACATAAAGGAAAGATTAATACTCAATCATATTATACTTTTAAATAATGTTTTTGGTCCTGAAGCGACAACAAGAATATTATTCTTTCGTATAGATGAAAAAGATTATGATTCTTTAAAGACATTTTTGTTATTTTTAAATATATTGCCAAAAACAGTAATGGGTATAAGAGGTAGAAACATAGACACTGATTTAATATCAGTTGATATGAAAATAGCAGATATCTTGAGGAAAATATGATTTCATTCAAACAATTTTTAGAAGAAAAAAGTAGATGTTGGACTGGTTACAAACCTGTACCAGGTAAAAAACCATATTCTCCAGGCAGCTGCAAAGAAGAAGAAGTGGAAGCAATGTTTGATATTATTGAAGAACTGGTTATGGAAATTTCAGAAGTACACCATATTGATCCTGAAATTATTTGGGAAGAATTCGCAGATATATCAGACGAAGAACTATATGAGTCTGCTGCGTGGCGTAGAAGTGAAGGTAAAGACCCTAAAGGTGGTCTAAACCGCAAAGGTATTGCTTCTTATCGCAGAGAAAATCCAGGATCAAAACTATCTATGGCTGTTACTACCAAACCATCAAAATTAAAACCTGGTTCTAAAGCAGCAAATCGCCGTAAATCATTTTGTGCTAGAATGGGTGGTATGGAAGGACCAATGAAGAAACCTAATGGTGAACCTTCACGCAAAGCATTAGCACTTAGGAAGTGGAACTGCTAATGTTCTCATTCAAACAATTCATAAATGAATCCGACAAGAAGGACACTATCGCATTTGATATTCCTTTAATGATTCGCGTTTTAGAATTAGCAAGAGAAGATATTAAATCAGATATGGATCTACACCGTGTTGTTGAAAGATTAATAGACATTCGCAATAAGGGTGTCTTGACTATGGATGATTATAATTTTATTGCAAACATCAAAGAAAGTTACATGAAAGAAGACGGCATGGCTGTTGCTGGACCAACAAATGTAGTTGGCGGCGGAGCTATCGCTGGCACGGGCGGCCGAGGTGGTGAACCCGGTGTCAACATGAAAAAGAAAAAGAATGTCATAATGACACCAACATTCAAACGTAGTCCTCCAAAGATGTAATATGTGGATACTTAAATGGTTGCCATTTTGGATATTTTATGCAACCATTATAGTTGGGTTGTTAGGTCTTGCTGCAACTTATCTATTGAGATTCATTCCACTTCCCGCAATCTACATCTATAAAACTCCAATACAGTTAATTTCTGTGGTACTGATAGCCATAGGTACATACATGTCAGGTGCAATCTCAAATGAAGAAGCATGGATAGCTAGAGTACAAGAACTTGAAGCAAAAGTTGAAGCAGCTCAAGTTGAATCAGTAAAAGAAAATGTAAAAATAGAAACCAAAATTATAACAAAGACACAAATTGTAAAACAACGGGGTGAAGATATTGTTAAATATATAGATAAGGAAATTGTAAAATACGATACGAAGTTTTTGCCTGGTGGAGAATGTGAGATTCCAAAAGAATTTATACAGGCCCACAATAAAGCAGCCGAGGCTCCAAAATGAAATATTTGATTGTCTTACTTGTTGCTTTATTGATTGGTTGTTCAACTACAGTTCCTGTTGTTGCTAAGTTTCCTGAAGTTCCTGAAAAACTAATGGTAAAATGTCCTCAATTACAAAAAGTAACTGATGATGCAAAATTGTCGGATATTTCAAAAACAATTACTATTAATTACACAGAGTATTATACTTGTGCTGTGAAAAATGATGCTTGGATTGAATGGTACCAAATACAAAAAATTATATTTGAAGGATTAAAATAATGGAACTATCATTACAACAATTAAAACAATTACTTCCTAAAAATCCTTATGTTGACCACTGGCACCATGCGCTGGCTCAACTCTTACCAGACTATGAAATTAATACACCGCAACGTATGGCAGCTTTCATTGCACAGTGTTCACATGAATCTGGTGGATTTACTGCACTTCAAGAAAATTTAAACTACAAACCACCAACACTCCGCAAGATTTTCCCTAAGTATTTCCCTGATGATGCAATTGCTAATGATTATTGCTCACGCCCAAATAAACAAGAAGCTATCGCAAATCGTGTTTATGCGAGCCGTATGGGTAATGGTGATGAGGCATCCGGTGACGGATACAAATATCGTGGTCGTGGACTCATTCAATTGACTGGTAAAGACAACTATAGTTTTTTTGCTGGTTCATTACAAATCTCTGTAGAAGAAGCCGCAGAATATATGGCAACTTTTGAAGGTGCTGCACAATCAGCTTGCTGGTTTTGGGAAACAAACAATTTAAACCAATGGGCAGACAAAGGTGATATTCTAACAATGACTAAACGCATCAACGGCGGAACAATTGGTCTGGAAGACAGAATTAAACATTACGAACATGCATTACATGTTTTAGGAGTTTAATATGAAAGATAAACATTTGTTTTTGGGTGGTATCGCTTTAATTTTACTTCCACTTTCATTAGCATTTTTTGGTGGTGATAGATTTCGTTATCCATGTCAAGACCCTGAAAATTGGAATAAACCAATTTGTCAGAAACCAGCTTGTGATGTGACTAGAACTTGTGTAGAACATGTGTTCAAAGGGCAAAGGGATCCTAGACTAGGTCCTCCTGAAGAACCACAAAATACATTAGCAAAACAACAACTAAATGTGGCACCAGCTTGCCCAACAGTACAACAAGGAGCAAATTGTGGAAAATAATGACGTAATGTACACAGAAGAACAATTAATGGCCAGATTGAAATTCTTTATTGGAGTTTGCTTGGCACTAACACTAACAGGAATCGTTTTCGTTGTCCTTTATTCAATTATCTTTGTTACGCAGCCACTCAATGCAATTTCTCCAATCGACCAAAAATTCTTTGAGTTGATTATTCCAATTGCTACATTTTTGACTGGTACACTATCGGGTATCATGCTTGCAGGCAATGATAAAGATTTGAGAGCACAAGCACTTGGTGCAGCTAATAAACCACCAGTTGTTTCAGGACCACCATCAAGTAGTCCTACACCAACATTTCCAGCACCTAGTTTTTCCGCACCAATAACAAATTCTTTTGCAAGTGTGGCACAACCTCAAGTTGTTACAGGTTTTGGCGGTAAACTTGGTCCTGCACCTGCACCTCAACCGGAACTATAATGAATTTTTTAACTAGTATGTTGAATGACGGAACAAATGAATCTGTCAGTAGTAAAAGAGTAATAACATTGTTAGCATTTTTGTTATGTGCTATTGCTTTTGTGTCAGATTTGTTTTGGGGTTATAAAGTTTCTCCACAAACATACGATGCTATGATGTACATTGTCATAGCTGGATTGGGATTCACCGCATCAGAAAAATTTGCTAAAAAGGAACTATTAAAATGAAAACAGTAATACTATCACTAGCTTTATTATTTGGTATAACCACAACAGTTTATGCTGGAGCTGAAAAAACCAAAGTGTGTGTCGATGTTAAAGACAAAGCAGGTAAGCCTGTTAAAGACGCTAAAGGTAATGTGAGACAGAATTGCAAAGAAATGAAAGTTCACAAAAAACTAGAAGGTACAGAAGTTCCTGTTAAAAAATAATGGCAATAGACCGAAGTTTAAATGTTGATGTTGGTATTCTACAAACTAAAGTGGAAACAATAACACTATTGTGTAGTAAAATGGACCAAGTCATTGAAAGGCTTGTGGACCAACATGACCAACATTTAGCTAAAGTTTATGAAAACATCGACAATAGAAGAAAAGAAACAGATATGGATATTAAAGAACTCCATGAAAGAATTGATATAGTTTTAGACAAAGTTCAGATAACCGAAAAAACTCTCTTGGAGGAAATAAAGTTGCTCCGAAAAGAAATGCTAGAACATAATTCAAGAGAAAAAGAATCCTTGGATAAATTACTTCAGTGGAAATGGATGGTTGCCGGTGGCATACTTGTTCTTTCATGGTTGATTTCTCACACAAGTTTTGATACAATACTAGGCAGTCTGAAATAACTTAACTTCCTGGTTTTTATTATGAGCGTCTTTATTGACAGAAACTTTCTTCTACTACTATCGCCAAAATTGCAAAGGTTTTCCAAGAAAAAGGATGACCTCTACAACTTTCGGTGTCCTCTCTGTGGAGACTCACAGAAAAACAAATCTAAGTGTCGTGGATACGTCTATCGCAAGAAGAATGACTACTTCTACATGTGCCACAACTGTAGTGCATCCACATCCTTCTTTAACTTCCTTAAACAAGTGGATCCAAACTTGGTTGAGGAATATCAACTAGAACGATATAAAAATTCAGCAAACACCAATTCTCCAGAACCTGAGTTTTCGGAGTTTAAAACAAAACCAGTTTTTACAAAGAAACTGGATTTACCAACAATTGAATCTTTACCCAACGAACATTTTGCCAAAAGATATGTTATTGGTCGCAAGATACCAAAAATCATGTATTCACATCTTTATTATGCCGATGACTTTAAAGCTTTTGTTGATTCATTTGATGTTGAAAAAGATTTAAAAGAAGGTGACCAACGGTTGATTATTCCCTTCTTTGATAAAGAGGGAAATCTAACTGGATTTCAAGGCAGAGCACTTGGTGAGTCAAAGATTCGTTACATCACAATCAAACTACTGGACGATGTTCCACGTATGTTCGGAATCAATCGGATCAATGAAGAAGAACCCATATACGTCTTTGAAGGACCTATCGATTCAATGTTCATTAAAAATTCTGTGGCTGTTGCCAGTTCCGCACTAGAATCTGCCGCAGAGTATTTGGATAAATCCAAGATTGTCTTAGTTTTTGATAATGAACCTAGGAACAAAGAAATTGTCAAATTGATGGAACATGCAATTGATAACCATTTTAATGTTATTATTTGGCCCGCAATGATTCAGGACAAAGATATTAATGAAATGATTTTATCAGGATTTGACATTGAAGAATTGCATGATATAATGAAAAAACAAACTTTTATAAACCTTAGAGCCAAAATGGAATTCGTGAATTGGAAAAAAATATGAATGTAAATTTGATTTCGTACTCCCAAGGAGTAGATGGTAAAAACTTATTAGAGCAAGTGGCATATGCTGCCCGTGTATCTAATCCAACGAACCAAAACAACTCGGAGACAGCTGAGAAGTTGGTTCGATACTTGATTAATAACCAACACTGGTCACCACTGGAGATGGTCTCCGTGTGTATGGAGATTGAAACAACCCGTGACATTGCAAGACAGATTTTGCGTCACCGATCTTTTTCATTCCAAGAGTTTTCACAGCGTTATGCTGATGCTTCACAACTTGGTTATGAGTTAAAAGAAGCTAGATTACAAGATACTAAGAATCGTCAGAATAGCATAGAGACAGATAATGCTCAACTTGCTGAAACATGGAGACAAAGACAGAATCAAGTGATGGATGAAATTTTGGATACGTATCATTGGGCAATCAATAACGGTATCGCTAAAGAACAGGCTAGAGCCGTTCTACCTGAAGGTATGACAAAATCTCGAATGTATATGAACGGAACCCTCCGCTCTTGGGTACACTATATACAACTCCGAAGCGCAAATGGCACACAGAAAGAACACCAAGAAGTTGCTCTTGCCTGTGCTGCAGCAATTGAACCAATCTTCCCAATGATTATGGAGTATACTAATGAATAGTTCTGATGATGTGAAAAAATTTATGGTTGCATGTGAACAAACAGAAACTGGTTTTAAAAAACAAGCAGACCTTTATTTTAGATTGATACGTGAAGAATTTGATGAATTGGTTAAAGGTTATTTTGAAAAAGACTTGGTACAGATTGCAGATGGTTGTGCAGATTTGAAATGGGTCATTGAAGGTCTAGAACATACCCTACAATTACCACAACAAGAAATTTGGAATGAAGTTGCAAGAAGTAATTTAGCCAAAATTGACAAAGAAACAGGAAAAGTTTTAAAAAGAAATGATGGAAAAGTTTTGAAGCCTGAAGGCTGGACACCGCCAGATATTAAAAGTATATTAGAAAACAATAAGGAACAAAAATGGAATACATGGGAATAAATATAGATTTGGAAAGAGATAAACTCTTTGATGAATTGGGTATAAAGCGACTTAAAGAGTCGTACATGAAGGAAGATGAAGAATCACCACAAGAAAGATTTGCATATGTATCGACCGCGTTTGGAACAGACAATGCACACGCTCAACGATTGTATGACTACTCCTCAAAACATTGGCTTTCTTACTCGACACCTATTCTTTCTTATGGTCGTTCCAAAAAAGGTTTACCAATCTCTTGTTTCCTTAATTTCATTGATGACACAGCGGAAGGTCTAGTTGATAATCTTTCTGAAACTAATTGGTTGTCTATGTTTGGCGGTGGTGTTGGTATCGGCTTTGGGATACGTTCGGCAGATGACAAATCAACTGGCGTTATGCCGCACCTCAAGATTTACGATGCATCGTCTTTGGCTTATCGCCAAGGCCGTACTCGCCGTGGAAGTTATGCTGCTTACCTTGATATTAGTCATCCAGACATTATTCCGTTCCTAGAAATGCGTAAACCGACAGGTGTCCCTAATGTGCGTTGTCTGAATCTACACCACGGAATAAATATTACTGATGACTTCATGCAATTGATTGAGAATTGCATGTTGGATCCAAATGCAGATGATTCATGGAATTTGGTAGACCCTTATAGTAAAGAGATTCGTGAAACTGTTTCAGCCAAAAACCTTTGGCAACAAATTTTAGAATTGCGTATGCATACAGGTGAACCTTACATTCATTACATTGATACAAGTAACAGAATGTTGCCTAAACATCTTAAAGAAAAAGGCTTGAAAGTACATCAATCAAATCTGTGTTCTGAAATTATTCTACCGACAGATAAAGATAGGACAGCAGTCTGTTGCTTATCGTCTTTGAATCTAGAGAACTATGATGAATGGAAAGATGATACATTATTTCTAAAAGATGTTGCTGAAATGTTAGATAATGTTTTAGATTATTTTATCACACATGCACCTGATAGTATTTCTAGAGCAAGATATAGTGCTATGAGAGAACGTTCTATTGGTATTGGTGCTTTAGGATTTCATGCTTATCTCCAACGAAATGGAATTGCTTTTGAAGGAGTTATGGCTAAAGTTGTGAATAACAAAATCTTCAAATCAATAAAGGAAAAATTAGATGAAGCTAATAAAATTTTGGGATCGGAACGTGGGGAAGCTCCTGATGCTATCGGCACTGGCCAGCGCTTTAGTCATACTATGGCTATTGCTCCAAATGCTTCTTCGTCTATCATCATGCGAAATACTAGCCCTAGTATCGAGCCTTATCGTGCTAACGCTTACCGTCAGGACACTTTATCGGGATCATTTTTAAATAAGAACCGCTGGCTTGATAAAGTTATTACAAAACATTTAGAACTTGATGGTGGCACCTGGACACCAAAAGGTGAAGAACTGTATCAACAAGTTTGGTCTTCAATTATTGCGAATGATGGTTCTGTCCAACATTTAGATTGGATGGACGAAAATACGAAAGCGGTATTCAAGACTTCAATGGAAATTGACCAACGTTGGGTAATTGATTTGGCTGCTGATAGACAAGTATACATAGACCAAGGACAGTCACTTAATCTGTTCTTTAGACCAGATGTTAATATTAAGTATCTTCATGCCATTCATTTTATGGCATGGAAAAAGGGTTTGAAAACTTTATACTATTGCCGTTCAGAAAAGATTGGTAAAGCTGATAAAGTTTCAAAGAAAATTGAGCGACAAGTAATCAAAGAAATTGATATGACACAAATTGCTCAAGGTAACGATTGTATAGCTTGCGAAGGATAAAAAAATGAAAGACTATTCAAAATTCAAAGTACAAAAAGAAATATTGTTGGAATATTTGCAGGTTATGATTGCATTGCAAGATTGGCATGGTGTTGCTGATTTAGCCATGGATCTCCGTGAAATTGAAGCCAGACAACAAAAGAAAGAAGAACAAAAATGAAAAAACTAATAACAATAATCCTATTGGCAATGTGTATCACACCAGCATTTGCTCAAAAAGAAAAAAATGGTGTAACTTATGATGTGGTATTGACAAGAGTTATAGATGGTGATACAGTAGCATTTCAAGCTAACTGGTTGCCTGATCCGTTGAAAAAAGAATTGAGTCTCCGTGTCTTTGGTGTTGACACACCAGAGAAAGGATTCCGTGCAAAGTGTCCAAGTGAAGATGCCCGTGGCCAAGCAGCAACAGCCTTTACCAAAGCACAAATCAATGCGTCCCAAAAACGTCAGATTATTTTGATGGATTGGGACAAATATGGTGGTAGAGTATTGGGTGACTTGGTACTTGATGGTAAAAGTTTAAGGCAAATGTTAATAACAAACGGTTACGCTCGTGAATATTATGGTGAAGCTAAAACCACATGGTGTGAATAATGAAAAGAGTATTAAGATTCACATCCGATTGGTGTAGGCCATGTAAATCACTTGCGGCCATTTTAGAAGAAGTCAAAGGTGATACACTAGTTGAAGTCATTGATATTGATAAATTTTCGAATATTGCAGTAGAGTTTGGAATTAGGTCAGTTCCAACTTTAGTGTTAATGGATGAAAATATTGAAATTAAAAGAATGACTGGTTTAAAAACAAAGAATGATTTACAAACTTGGCTGACAACTTAAATGAAACCAAAGATAGCTGTATTTGTACATCAACCAATGTGTTCTGTACAATCTAATAATGGTATTATTAATGCACTTTCCAAATATTATGATTTTAAATTATTCACAAAACATCATCTAGAAAAAGGTTTCTTTGATGATGTTAATATGGTATCTTTTCCTGGCGGTTTTGGAAATTCCGATTCTTTCGACTACTTGTTAAAAAACAACGGAAATTTAATAAAAGATTATGTCAACAATGGCGGTAAATATCTTGGGATTTGCATGGGTGCTTATTGGGCAGGCAGTAATTACTTTAATCTGCTTGACAAAGTAGAACCATTACAGTATTATAAGCGCCGAACATCAGAGACAAGGCGACCACACGCAAAGAATATACAAGTTACTTGGCAAGAAAAACCAATGAAAATGTTTTTTAATGATGGTTGTGCTTTGATAGGAGATAACAGCAAGTTTAAAACGATTGCAACATATGCCAATGGTGATCCAATGGCTATAGTACAAAATAATATAGGATTAATTGGGTGTCATCCTGAAAGTGAAAAGTTTTGGTATGATTCTTACACTTGGATGAAAGGTCTTTATCATAACGGTAAGCATCATGAATTGTTATTAGATTTCGTAAATAATTTATACTTAAAAAAATAATAAAGAAATTAAATGCAAAAAACGTATAGGAGTATATTCATATCCGATGTTCACCTTGGCACCAGAGACTGCAAGGCTGAGCAGCTTAACAATTTTCTTAAAAATAATTCTTGTGACACACTATACCTTGTAGGAGATATAATCGATGCCTGGCGAATTCAACAAAACAAATGGCGATGGAAACAGAGCCACACTAATGTGGTCCGTCGTGTTCTCGGTCATGCTA